ACCGCATGTATCAACAGCTAACCCACGCAATTTCATAAGATATCCAAACCAAGTACCACTGTTAACACTGCTAGAAGCACGCGTATAATAGTCCTCTATAGGGCGAAAGGACAACAGTGCGGTAGGATAGAAATCGGGCGAGTACTCAAGGAATCTAGCCGGGGCATGAGCAACAACGAAGCGTCGCTGAAGGAACTTCGGCCCAGGGACGGCCAAATTACCAGAACGGCTCCCAAATGCAGGCAACGCAGTGAGAGCATGAGCATACCCAGTACGAAACTTGGCTTCAGGCCTGGAATCCCAATCGTCAACCGACCTGACAAAATCGTCAAGAACGGAAAAATGCCGATTGAAGAAAACGGCACAGTCCGATTCTTTAAGAGAAAGATTGGCCTTTTCCTTAACGAACGAATTGAAACAAGCCGGCTTATCGGAAGCGTTGCGGTCGCACCATTCAACTCCAACCCAATACCTATAAACGTAGAAAGGCAAATAGGCAAGGTGGTCATCACCATAGATCCACAACGGAAGAGGCCAAATAGATTTCCAGTGTGCAGCATAATCGAGGAGCCCACGTACAAGAAGATCGGCATGTACGTACTGAAACCAAACCTCAAAGGCGAGCCAACAATAAAGGCTACCAGCCCAACTGGTGAGGAATTTGCCGGAAAACATCATCCCAATAACAAGACGAGAATCCTGGGCAAAAAGATGAAGAATCTTGGAGACAGTGGTATCAGCGCTCCATTCGAAAAGGAACCGGAGAATGTCGTAATCATCACTGCCGGGGTTGTAGAAGAGCAGGGGCAATATGGCAACAATGGTAAGCCACCCAGGAGCAAGGGAAAAATCCAACTTAACAAAGTCACCCTGAGCGGCAAACCACTCATAGTTAAGGCCCCCACGTCTATCACGGTCCGCATATTGAGTAAGATGCTGGAACAGGAACTGCATGCCACCCTTAAACTTACTGTACCCAATGCCGATAGGAGGCACCAGGTAGGTAGTCTCAACAGCAGGCCGGTAGATGCAATTGTCTATAGCATAAACAAGGTGGGATGATATGAACACCAATCGAGCCTTCTCCTCATCTCTCCATGGATCGGCAAGCTCAGCCTTAGTGAAGGCAACAGTAACGGATGTGCGGAAAATATTACCAAGAAAATGACGAGAAGCATCCTTATCAGAACCAAAATGCTCACGTATCCTTTCGACGACATCATAGAATTCCATATCGGCGGCAAATTTCGAATTACGCTTGGAGGCTCGCATGACATACTCGATGACAACATCGTCGAGCTTAAGAGACCCCATCTTATGGAGATTAACACCACCAGAACGATCCTGGAGAT